TGTATATCGAAGCGATGTAGAACCAATGGATCCTGCTATCACTAACTTGTATAATCTTGTTGAAGATACAGAACTATTACCAGAAAGTGCAGTAAACAGTATAAACAAATACGGAATGCTACGACAGAGAGATTTACTATTGCCGTGGTTAGACAAAAGCAACATGCTAATGGGACAACAATAATGAAAAAAAACGGAAACTGGTGGTGTGTTGATAGTGTTGGTCTAGCTGGTGATTTTATGCGTTTAGAAAATTTTAGTTGTATCCAACCTATCAATGAAGCAGTAAAATATTGTAAACAGTTTAGAAATGCCATTGATGCTGGAACATGGATAGGTGATAGTACAGTTCAAATGGCACCAATGTTTGATAGAGTTATTGGATTTGAACCCCACCCATTGGTATTTGTTTGTTGTGAAAAAAACTTGAAAGATCGCGACATAACAAACGTAGAAATGTACAACTATGCACTCAGCAATGAAAACAAACTAATGAATTTGTACAATGGAAAAAGCACATTTTCAGGTTGGGTGAGTGAAAAAGAAGAAGTACCAGAATTGGTTACTGTTCATAATGAACAACAAGTACAAACTATTGTGCTGGACAGTTATCACTTTGAGGATATAGATTTTATAAAGTTAGATTGTGATAGTCACGAAGGTTACATTCTTGCTGGAGCAGAGCAGTTTTTTAAAACAAATTCTCCAGTGGTATTAATTGAACACAAGAAAAGAATACTTACAGATAGACAACCAGCGGATATGCCAAATGCCATTGAACTTTTAGAAAGTTATGGATATGTATTACGAGCACGTGTAGAGAAGAACGACTACGTTTATACCAAAGGAGAAGCGGATGCAGAATAGTCCAGAGTATACATTACAATTAGAAAAACTGCATTCGCGTAAGAGCTTTGGAAATGCAAGTGGTGCACCTAAGATACTAACAGACTTTTTAGCAGAGCATACAGTTACAAGTATATTGGATTTTGGTTGTGGCAAAGGTACTCCGCTTGATAGTTTAAAATCCGACAAAATGGACATATACAGTTATGATCCTATAACACATCCAATAGAACTACCAGAATCTGTTGACCTAGTATATAGTCGAGATGTGCTAGAACATATAGAGACAGAACAAATTGACACAGTATTAGAAAAATTATTCGCAATAGGTACAAAATATCAACATCATTTTATTGCATGTCATCCTGCAAAAAAACGATTGAGCGATGGGCGTAATGCACATCTGATAATCGAAGAACCCAAATGGTGGAAAGACAAGATTGAACAGATACCTGGTTGGAAAATTATATTTGAGAACATCAAAGGACCAAAACCATTGGTCAGAGGTAATATAACAATTGACATTGTAAAGTACACAGTAATACTAGAGAAAGAAGTTTAGATGATTGAAGATTTTGATTACGACAGAGCAAATTATCCCACTAAAAAAGTTGCAGAAGTTTTTCCGTTTGAATTAAGTGAGAATCTCGGACACACATGGATTTTTGATCTTGATGGAACAATACTAGAAGTAAATGCACCTCCTTATACAGATGATAAACTACTTCCTGGTGTAAAAGAAATGTGGGCACAAATTCCAAAAGACGATTTTATTATTATTATGACTGCTCGGGCAAAAGATATACAGGAGCAAACATTAGAGTTTTTAAAAGATAACGGATTACACTATCACCTAGCAGTATTTGGTGTACATCACGGAGAACGTATTGTTGTTAACGATAACAAGCCTGGTGGACTACAAACTGCTATTGCATGGAACGTAAAAAGAAACAAGGGTTATGATAAAGTAGGTATATAATGGTAGACACTGAAATGACACGGACACAAGTACAGAAGATGGAACGTATTTTTACCTTAGAAGATGAAATTAAGTTTGCACAAAGTTGTCTACAACCAACGGCTACAGGTCATATACACACTGCTATTAGTTGGATGAATCATCGATTAGCACAACTTAAAGAGGAAGTACAAAATGGCTGAAGAAGAAAAACAAAAGACTATTGTTTTGGTTACTGGCGGCTTTGATCCACTACACAGTGGCCACATTGCTTATTTAGAAGAAGCTAGACAACTCGGAGACACATTGATTGTAGGACTTAATAGTGATGCTTGGTTAAGACGTAAAAAGGACAAAGCATTTATGCCGGTTGAGGAACGTGGAGCAATAGTTGATGCACTAGGTTGTGTAGACAAAGTAATTGGATTTGATGAAGAGTACGATGCTGACGATACTGCTTGTATGTTTATCAAAGACATGTTAGAATACAATCCAACAGCAAAAGTTATATTTGCCAATGGTGGAGATAGAAAAACTGGGAATATTCCTGAAGAATCTATAATAGATCCCAGACTGATGTTTGCACAGAGTGTTGGCGGCGATGATAAAAAGAACAGTTCAAGTTGGATACTCAAAGACTGGGAAGCACCAAAGGTGGAACGCAGTTGGGGACATTACAGAGAACTATACAAAGGTGATGGGTTTGCAGTTAAAGAACTTGTGATCAATCCACATAGTAAACTTACTATGCAAAAACATCAATGCCGTAGCGAAACATGGAACTTAGTAAGTGGTCAAGCACATGTACTAATCAGTAATCGAACTGAGCCCGAAGGTCCAAGCAGACAAACCCTTACTCCACCTAACCCTGTTGACATACCAAGTGGAACATGGCACCAAGGTGTAAACGATTCTAACGAGCCAGCACATATTATTGAGATATGGAAAGGCCCAAGCGAACTATTAAACGAAGATGATATTGTAAGATGGACATAGAAAACGAATTGCTTACAGTATATATAGGATGGGACTCAAGAGAACCAATTGCCGCTGAAGTTTGTAAACACAGTATACTTAAACACACATCTATTCCTGTTAACATTGTAATGTTAAAACAAGATGAACTACGTGAACGAGGATACTATACTCGAGAAATAGATAAACTTGCATCAACTGAGTTTACCTTTACACGTTTTTTAGTACCTGTACTCAACAACTATGAAGGTATGGCTATATTCTGTGATAGTGATATGGTATTCTTAACTGATATTGCTGAATTGCTAGAAGAAGTAGATTCTAAAAAGGCAATAAGTTGTGTACAACACGATTACACACCGCCTCCGGGAATGAAGATGGACGGAAAACAACAGTTAGCCTATCCACGTAAAAACTGGAGTTCGATGGTTGTGTGGAATTGTGCTCATAAGGATAATGCAAAAGTAACAAAAAAACTAGTCAATGATCCAGAAATTACTGGTGCATATCTGCATAGGTTTAGTTGGTTAAATGATAAAAGTATTGGGTTACTTGGACCACAATGGAATTGGCTTGTGGGATGGTACGTAGAAGGGCGAGATGGAACACCTAGTTTATTACATTATACAGAAGGCGGCCCTTGGTTTAACAACTACACAGACTGCGATTACAGCGAAACTTGGAAAGGATACCACAACAGTTATCTTGCAACTAACACAAACCCAGTTATTAAAATAGAAGACTTGTCATTGCCAAGCCAATTAAAGTTGGACATTCAAGCCTTGCTTACTGCATGTAGTGATCCGTATAATATATATACCGACGGATTGGTACAGAGTTATACTAAGCAAATAGTACACAGGTATGCTACTCCAGGTCTAGTCGGAATAATTGATGCTGGTGGTGAACCTATACCAGGACAAGAACCTAAACCAAAGGAGCAAATGAAGATGGATGCAATCTTAGATAATTTTCTTACAGGAGCAGTAGGTGTATTTGCTGGTAGTAAGAATCTTCCAAATATTCCTTTAAACGTTCCTGTTGTAGTAAGAGGTATTGCTAAAAAGAAAGTAATGCACAAATGTATTGCAGATGGTAGAAATTTTTACTACATAGATACAGGTTACTTTGGCAACGGAAAAACCAAACTCTATCATCGGATTACCAAAAATGGATTACAGTTTAATTTACCAATCTGGAAGGATTGTCCAGATGATCGTTTTTTAAAGACAGACACTGCTCTTCACAAACGTACAAATGGAAGAAGTATATTATTATGTCCTCCTAGTCAGAAAGCATTAACTTATTGGAATGTTGATTTGCAAGAATGGTTGGATTCAACAGTTGCAGAAATTAAACTCCATACTGACAGGCCTATTGTTATAAGAGAAAAACAAAGTCGTCATCTGAGAGCCAATGTTAACACAATGAAAATGGCACTAGCAGACGATGTACACTGCATGGTAACTTACAACAGTATTGCCGCAGTTGAAGCATTGATATTAGGTAAGCCGGTGTTTACTATGGGACCTAATGCTGCTGAACCGTTGGCAAACACAAATCTAAGTAACATTGAAGAACCAATGATGCCTGTAATAGGCAGGGTACGTCAATTGTGTTGCAACCTAGCATACAATCAGTTTACACCGGCAGAGATGATCGATGGAACAGCCTGGAGCATGTTAGGAGATAACTATTCCAGAGAAATTCCAGTAGATAACACTGATTATAGACAATTAAAAAGTTATTTTCCAAAATGAGCCAATGGGATTACGATGTTGTAGTTTACTTAGGAACATTACCTAAGATTAAAAATCACAACATCAAAGTACAAGTTATGCGAGCATTTGGCGAAGGAGCTAACAAGTGTGGTGTACGATGGCTAGTAGATGACAATCTCAATGATCGTAAAGTTTACAACACACGTCTAGCAGTAATACTTGGATGGGTTGGAATGAGCTACTCAGGACAGCACATATACTTTCGAGAAAGTATTATAAACCATCAGAAAGCAACGGGTGCTAGAGTTATGAGTATTGATGGCAGTTGTTTTAAGTTCCATAATCAACACGAAAACATGTGGTTACGTTATAGTTTAGATAGTGTATTTTGGAACACAGGCGAATATGCAAATACCAATAGTAACGGTAATCACTGGAGTATGGTACAAAGTAGTTTAAACCTACAAGTATCACCGTGGAGGAATCAAGGCAAGGAGATATTGATTTGTTTGCAACGTGATAATGGATGGAATGCAAAAGGGTTTGATCAAGAGTATTGGTTAAAGAAAACTATTAAAAAAATACGTGGTCTTACAGACGAACCAATAAAAGTACGAGCTCATCCTGGAGATCTAAACAGAAATAGAACAAAAAATAAACATGATTGGAGTTGGGTAAATCAGCACAATAACGTTGAGCTCATTGATAGTATTCATACCTCCTTACACCAAAGCATGGAAACTGCCCGATGTGCAGTTTATTATAATAGTTCTAGTAGTGTGCTAAGTGTATTAAAAGGAATCCCCACATTTGTAAGTGAAGAGGGTGCAGTTACTTGGAACGTTGCAAATCATAATTTAAAAAATATTATAAATCCGTTTATTCCAGATCGCACTCAGTGGTTCAATGATTTAGCACAAGCACACTGGACTATAGAACAAAGTCGTGCAGGTGAAATATATAAACATTTTGAGCAGTATCTACCAACCTAGTATACAGTCGTTGCGTACTCTACCTAGTTCTCTAGCACCCCAACTTTTTAACAAGTCAACACACCCGTATTGGGTTTCTTTTGTAATACCTGTGTCTTCGTGTAGTTTTTGTTCAACTACTATCACTGGTTCATGTGTGCGTATTATATTCTCTCCACCTTTGAGAATCTGCATTTCGTAACCTTCACAATCAATTTTCATATAGTCTATACGATCAAACATACAACTGTCAAGTCGTTTCATTTTGACTTGACCTGATCCAATTGTGTTTTTATTAATATGCGAATGTCCTGTATTGCCTTCTGTTATTATCATATCAATAGTAGTATCTTCTGTTCCAAGTGCTATTGGCCATATTTCAATATTTTCCATTGGAACATTACGTTGTAAGCATTCTTGAAACTCTACCACAGGCTCGATGGCAATTACATGTGCAAATCTACGTGCAAGATCTCTACTCCATAAGCCCACATTAGCACCTATGTCTACTGCAATACCAAAGTCCTTAACAAATTCAAAACTTTTATGTCTTACTGGTTGCTGATATTCAGCAGGCCCGCCTTTTTTAATGTTCTTGCTAATCATATGTGCAAAATGTGTGTCCTGGTCTGCAAAGAACCACCCTTGTGCTTGATACATTAGAACTTTACCTCATATCCTGCTACTATACCAACTTCGCTTTTGGTAGCCGCTGGTGCAATGAAAATACTACCATAGTTTACTTTCAGCATTGGAGCAATGTCCCATTCTTTATAGCCATGTACAATACCGTATTCTATACTAACCTCTGGCATAATATCAAATGGTGCTTTCCACACTGCACGTTTTCCAAAGTAAACACTTGCACGTTTGTTACTATTATGGTATGCACCAACTATATAGTTGTTTGGCATTTGATATTGCACATGAGGATGCACGTTTGCAAAATCGCCGCTTAGTCCAAGGTGTGTACTAACTGCAATACTAAAAATCAAGTTATCTAACATCAGGCAAGTTTCTCCAATAAGGGTTATCTGTATGTAATTTTATATCCTTTTTCTCACTATGTCCTAGGTCTTTTCTATCGCCTTTCATGTGGTCCATGTACTTGCCTAGTTCACTGTTGATAAATGGATGACCTGCTAAACCTTTTGTGTCAGGATGCGGATTGAGATTGTGAAAGTGTGCGTTTTTGGTATCTCTATATATTTTTCTTTGTATGTCAAACAAGTAACTATCATGCCATTCAGGATAGTTAAACATAGTATCGTTGATATACATATTTGCAAAATCTTTAACAAACTCGACACACATAGGATTGGTCTTGTTGTAACCTACCCATCCACACTCACTGTGGTATTTGTCTCCTCTACCAAGGTGTGTTATAACACAATCAACAGGCGATACTATATCAAGAAAGTTATTTGGAATATGTGTGTGAGTTAGTGTATCAGCATCAACCCATATTACCCATTCTGTATCTATGTTTTGCATTGCATGAAATATACTAAACACTTTATAACTAAAACGTAGTCCTTGCCATTTAAAATGTTTATTAGGTTTCCAAATATGTTCATTGTGAGGACCCAGTCCGCCATTTGCTTCTGGATTGTTTTTATGTCTTTTAATAAAACGTTTACAATGTTTACTGTTTGCTATTAAGTCGATTGTTTTTACATTTGATTTTGTAATAACAGGATTACAATTTTCTGTATAAACAACAAGATCAATAAAGTTAGGCCAATATTGTTCAAATGTCTTTATCATCAATTGACCGTACTTATCAAGCCCCTGCTGATTGAATGTGGTAATTACTGTATAACGTTTCATATGAGTATTTAACCCTTGA